AACCGATGGTTTTTCTCCTGCAATGGATGCTAACTACGGTAACCCTGCCTTTGGATACACCTACACCCTTGCTGGTTATCCTATCGCCACTCCTGAGCGTTTTAATATTGAGAGGAGAGTATTTACGGGCGACATCCTTGTTGAGCGTTCCTTCGAGCTCGTCGGTATGGGACAAAATGGTAAGGTTGGCGCTGGCGCTATCCTCACTAACTGTGTTGCTTGATATATTATCTACAACCTAACAAAGTGGCTGGCCTTCGGGTCAGCCCTTTTTGTTTAAAGTAAAAGGAAGAAAGATATAAGTTTATGCCAGGTCCTCAACCGCCTAGAGACATATACGGAGTCGCAAATAATTGTACCCCAGCTACAGTAGATTATTTTATATCTGTTTTTGGATTTCAAGAAGCCGTAGAGCTTTCTAATATTGAAGATCCAACCGGAAACGGTATAGATGTAACTAAGATCCAACTAGCTCTAAATGATGCTGGTCAGCTAATTAATAATTACATTGATAGCGCACCACCTCAGGGTAAGATTTTAATTGCGGGCTCTTATAGAAGAACTCAGGCCACAATTGCTAGATATTATCTTGATGTATTAAGACCTCGTACACAAGTTCAGGAAGCGGCAGAAAAAGCTTTGCAGCAATTAGAACTATGGGCGGCTAAGGGTAGCCCGAGTACCGGACTTAAGTGGGAAGAGGCTTATCGCTTCTGGAGATCTAGTTGTTCTATGACTAAGAGCTCCTATCAGAGAGGCAGAAGCTTTACTGAACCTTCTCTTAATAAGTGGGTACTTCGTGAAGGTAGCAATGACCGGCGCTGGCTTGCCCCCAACAGAGAAGCCTTTGTTAGAAATACAGTGGGCCAAGAAGGACTTAATCTTGAGACTCAAGGAATTGATAACATGCTCGGAGATAGTACATATAAAGTTAACCAGGTATTTGATGCTTTAGAAAGCACAAGAAGCCTATCTAGCTTTATAAATACAGAAGATGCAGCTGAGGCCGATTGCGGAGATGCACTAGTTGCGGATAACGAAACAGAATCGGCAAATGGCGAATTTGATAATTATGGCGGATTAAATACAGGAGATACTTTCTAATGTTTTGCAAAACTTGCGGTAATAGTACTTGTACGTGCAGTTCTAATACAACATATTCACCAGGTCAGTTTCAGATTGTAAATAATAGCAGCAACTGCTACGGATATAAAACTCAGTCTTTAGCTGCAGTTTTTCCAGATGGTACTTCTTATAAAGAAAGTGCTGATAAACTCAGACAATACATTGTTAGTTTAGAGTCTACAAGAAAACTACAAGACTTATCAGACGTAGAATTTACTCGTAATGTAAAGAAGGGAGACGTCCTTGTTTACAACGATACTACCGGCAAATGGGTCTTAGTTGATTTTCTTTCAGGCGGCGAGTTTTAATGCTTTTAGAAATTGAAAACCAGCTATACTCTAGAGTTCACTCTGCAATAGGACAGAGCGCTGTAGTTTTACGTCTTGCAGAAGAGCTGGATCAATCAGGTAGAGTTGCAGAGCAAACTATGATTATAGTTAGTTTTGTCTCTGGTTCAACAACTAACGAATCTGGCGGAGGAGCCTATATTCCCACTGTAAGAACTAGACGAATGACGTATTCAGTAACTCTGGTTCAAAAACAAGTTCAAAGAGAGGGGCATAGTTTTGCCCTACCCATGTTAGATCTTATTGCTGACGCAGTAACTGGATGGGTTCCTGAGATACCTGGTTTAGAATTTGCTACAGGATTTGAGCTAGATAGTGAAAGATTTGTTCAAGTAACAGACTCTTCTCAGTTTATTTATGAACAAAATTATACCGTAATGGTTTCTGTTGCAGACGGAAGGTTCTATACTCAACCTTGTGCAGCATTCGATCCTATCTCTATTGAGGATTTCTTGCCAACAAGAAAATGTTTACAAACTCAAAATGGGATAAATACGGGGCTTGCGGTATGGTCTAGAATTATTAGCCCTGAAGCTACAGAAAGCTATATTGTTGAGGATTTAAAAGGTTGTGAGAGAAGGTTTGGTGATAGACTAAAACTAACCTGCGGGCTTGCAGAGGATGGCTCGGCAACTTATAAATTTACTCCTAACGAAGCAATTAGTGTTAACTCTGATGGAGAAGAAGTAATAGATAACACCAAAGTTATTGAAGGTGGGCTTCAAAAAGTTTGGAAATGTGATAAAACTAAAGAAGGAGATTATCCGCCTTGGTTCAAGCTTAACATTAATTTTGGATTATGGAGAAACCAAGCTGGAACTGTTCCTAATCAAGATCCACAAACATCTGCAAAACAAGTTGATATTACTTTTAAGCCAGATAATGAGTATCTTAAGCCCTCATAAATAGCATTTTTCCTTTCTGGATATTATTGCGCAGAGTATTGAGTGTAATGCACCGATGCCCTGCGTTTTTTGTCATGTTTGCCTTTTTAGGATACTTTGTTGTAAAATCACCGCTGGCTTTTAACAACGCCACCTCTGTGCTATTTATCCCCACCCAATACTGAGGTTTCTTACCGTCCATCAAATAGGGCTCCTCTTGCATAAAGAGAGACAGCCCGTACTTGGTTTGGAAGTATTGATTTATTTCATCAAAGGTTTTCAAAGACGGGGATGAGGTCTTTGATTGTAACTGAGTGTCCGTCATTTTCTTTTTTCTGTTGAGATACTGTATTTGTGCTTGCGTCTGCAGCTTTGCGGAAGATGTGGTCAATCTCAATGGAAGAGAGCCATGCGTTAGCAACAGGAAGTTCATAGATTCCGTAGTTATAACGGAGCCAAGCCCAGCACCAGGCATGAGCTACTTGGAACAAAGCAGCAACTTTCTCTGCTTCTTCCTTTGGACACATATACAGAATACTGTCATGTACAGACATATTAAATTTTGCATTGAGTCCATGGTCTTTGATAAGCCATTCCATCGCGGCCATGAAAGCATGAAGCATAGCACTTCCGGTTGATTGAATACACCAGTTATTCCTCATGGTCCAGAAGTCATCGCCAACCGAGCTGGGACGAAATGCGGTGGACATCTTGGTTCCGCTTAAGGGATTAATAGGAGTCTTCTCACAAGCAATCTTTGCCATCTCATTATAGGCATATGAGTCAGATCCACCGATAAGTTCCCTCATACCTCGATATGCTTTGCGGCCTTTCTTGATCTCAATAAGCTTCTTACCCATGTCAACTGCTTGTTTCATGGAGATAGACTTATTACCCTTTCGGATAGTGTTTGCAAGAGTCTTGGCTCCGCAGCCATAAAGCATACCATAATTACATCCCTTAGCAACAGCTCGGGAGATCCCAATTGCTTTCGCGGTCATTGAGTGCATGTCTGTTCCGTTGTCTTTCGATCCTGCAAGGATAGCATGGGAGAACTGAGTTGACCCAGCCACTTTGTGATAGGAATCAGCAAAGATGGAAGCAACAACAGCCTCTTGGGCATCAAAATCTGATTCAACAAAAACCCAGCCATCAGGAGCTTGTACTCGGGTTTTGATCTCGGATCCAATTTTGTCATACTTTGGATCAGGGACCGTGAGCCAGAGATTTTCTCCAGCACGATTAGTAGAAGTATTGTGAGGAACCGTTGCTGGGACAATAAGATTGAATTCTTTACCAAGAGGATTGTTGACTTTAGAGACATATTGTTCACGAACTCGGCTACGAACCGAGGTCCAGTAAGATACGTTGATTGCAAGTTTGATCAGTTCTTTAGCCTGAGGAAGGTCAGAACTAAGTATTCCAGTTTCAAAGTCATCGGCATAATCCTTAGAGAGCACACCTCCGACGTTTTCACCTTCGCCCTTAGGGTGGGGAACTCGAATGAACTCGCCCATGTCTTTGTCAAGGAAACACCATCCTTTCTCTGTAAAGTAAGTCATAGGGGTGTCATCCCACTTGAGTCGGAGAAGGAAGTGAGACAAACGGTTCTTAGTAGAGATACCACCGATAACAAGCTTGTTTCCTTCTTCGGTCTTTTGAATCTCAGACACGCTTCTCAACCATTTAGGAATTCCATACCACTTAGAGGAGGGTTTTCCAGCTTTAGTAAGTTTGAAGTTACACTCCCAGTCCATCTGAGACAACCAAGGATCCGAGTCTACATCGATCTCTCCTTGATTCCAAGCATCATAGATCTCTTGAGCCATCTGGCCAAGAATCTCTTCTTGTCGAGAAATTGATTCGCTCCAGATTTTTTCACAACCTTCAAACCATTCTTTCCAATCATCGACAACGGGAAGGAAAGCAGAAGAGATACCGAAGTGACCGAGTAGAGTTGTCAGCGACGGATTGTTTTGAAGGTATTTAAGAATGAGAATAGAATATAGCTCTTGAGTAATCTTTGCGTCTTTAAGAGCATACTGAGTTAGATCGTCGCGGAGTTCACAGATTTGTTCCATGGTCTCACTTACAACGAAGACATCTCGAATCTTCTTATCCTCTGGTTGCAAAGGGATCATAGGTTGACAATGGAAGTTATAGCAGTCTACCAATCCGTTCAAAGACCCCTTATCAGCCCAGATAGGATCGGCCTTAAAGCTCGATTTCTTGGCAGTTTTTTGCACATACCACCATCTCTGCCCTGAAGCCAATCCAGAGACATTAATATGGGCTGACATAGTATCAAACCAATAGTTCTTCTTGGTAATGTCATACGATTCTGCGCAACGAGCTCGGTCATAAGCTACGTTGTGAGCAATGAATACTTTGTTATCACCGACCGGAACGAGAGTGGTGTAATACTCAATCGAAGGATCTACATAGCACTCATGCATCCAGATGTAGTAAGCAGTGTCTGTAACTGCAGAGGCAAGGATAGGGTGAGAGAAGTCAGAACCTTTAACAAAAGTCTCACAGTCAAATACGGCGATATCTTCTTCGATTACTTCAGGGTGGGTAATGTCAAACCCATCTTTGGTGGGCGTATATTTGGTCCAACCCGGCGTGTTAACGATATACTGGGTGCTAGGCTTTTTAGGTAGCTCGGAATATGCAAAGTCCTTCATGACTTTGATTTGGTCTGATACAAGGTCCTTAGAGATATTCTCAAAATGTTCTTTAATATTCTTTCCCTTAAGCTCTGGAAGTTTGAAGTCGTCCATAAAGAAACCTTTAGGGTTCTCAATAGGGAACGTAACTCCGAAGTTTTCCATCGAAGCTTTGATGCTTTTAATAGTTTCAGGTTTTACAGGAGATGTCTCGCAATCTCCGAACACCTGGCGGTTCATCCCATCTGACAGAGTGGCATAACCCAGGACATTAAGTTTGGACATAAACAAGAGCAGTTTTTACTATTATAGACCAAGAAGCCGATCCTGTCAATAGTGGATCAGGAACTCCTCTCGGTCTACGTAATAAAGGCCAACGCCTTCAAAGTTAGTTGCATCAATGATGCGTAAGTTTTTGCGTACGTAAGGATAGCCATAGTGGCCGTGGATATAGATTTCTTTTTTATTAGGACAAAACTCTTCGAGCGAGTTTTTCCACCATGGGTAACCGGGGCCAGAAAGTATTTTTTCACGGTTTAATTTTGTTACCTTGTCATAGTAAAGCCCGTGGCCTAGTCTGTAGGTTTTTTTATTTGATTTGATTGTTGCAGTAAGAGGACACCGAGCTAACCAAGAAATAATGCTTAATCTTGTATCAAAATCAAGTTCTCTTAAGCATTTAAGAGTGTATCTGGTTTCCTTTTTAATTATTTTATCCTCTAGAGTAACTAGGTTTTCTAATATGTAGTTTTCATTATTTCCTAGCAAAAGGGTCATTTTCCCTTCTTCGCACATATGTTTTACATACTCTAAAATTCTTACAGGAGAAGTTTTCTTTGTCCTTTTAAAGAAAGGCTTATGGTGTATGCTATCTCCTATGAGTACATAATGGAGATCTGGAGCTTTGCCAACAATCTTTTCAAGAGTTTCTATGCGGCCATGGAGATCTCCGACTACGCAATAACTATTCTTCCTTGGTAATAACAGGTGCCCACCAATATGGGGTTTGGGTTTTCCATGTGGCAAAGTCATGTTTATGCATGTTGTAATACTTTCTGTAGGCTGCCACTGCATCCCCCTCTACTTTACACTCATCTGGCATAGCTTGAGCGAACTCAGTCATATCATGAGGTAGCTTTTTAGAAAGGGCAATGCGGGTTTTAAGCAAAGATTTTAGGCTTTCTTTTCCTCCGTGGTGATGTCCAAACCGTTTTTCAAACTCGGAGCAAAGAGCCTCTGTCAAATGATAGGTAAACGCCCAGTTTCCAAAAGATTCTCCCATCCAAAGAGTACAAGGATGCTTCCTGAACATCCTAGTTTTGTAAAATTCTCCGTTAGTTCGTTTTGCAGGATCTAGGTCATTAACTACGGCAACAATACTCATCATTTGAAGATGCTCAACAATCATCTTGTTAACATGCTTATCGCAATGATATTGTGCTGCTTTTACCGGATCCTTATCCAGTACAAATACATTCATAGCACTATAGCTTATACTATATAATTTTAGACTATAAATTTTGTTATGTCAATCCTCTTTGTTCATTTCTTCCGTAGCTAGCTTTAGTATGTAGTAAATAACGTACCCCGTACCAGCTAACCCTATGGCTATCATTATAATTACGCTCCAGACTGGGTCGTTTATATCACTCATGCAGGATAATCCCATTTAGTTATTCTTTCGGTTTTATGGTACGGTCCCCAGATCCCAGGCATATAGAGATAAGGAGTAGTACGAATGGGACAATTGTCACCAGTACAGAGAAGGTCATCAACAATCCGCCATGATTCCATGACTTCATCAGCATGAACAAAGTGAGACTGATCTCCGTTAATTGCGTCGTAAAGAAGCTTTTCATAACCATCTACTGATCTGTCGTGTGGATAAGCGTATGTGAGTGTAGCCAGTTCAAGGTCGTCATTAAGCCCAGGAGATTTAATGTCCATCCTAATATCAAGATGAGGATTAGGCTGAAGACGCATGACAATACGGTCGTTAACTTCTCCTTCATATAGTTTTAAGGGTGGAGCTTTTAGCTTAATGACTACTTCAACACAACCATACGGCATTTTTTTGCCGGTCATTACATTAAAAGGAACTCCCTCCCAACGCCAGTTATCGACGAATAAACTACCAGCAAAATAGGTAGGAGTACCACTGTTAGGATCAACACCCTCTTCGTTACGGTAGCCATCATATTGTCCAAGAATAATATTTTCTGATATTCGTGTAGCAGCAAGAACTTTTGTCTTTTCGCGTCTGATTTCTTTAGCATCCATTTTGCATGGTGGCTCCATAGCAACTAATGCTAGAACCTGCAAGATATGGTTTTGTAGCATATCACGAACTTGACCAGCAGTCTCGTAATATTGCGCTCTACCTTCACAACCAATGATCTCTGTTGCAAAGATTTGAATCTCTTCTATGTATTGTCTATTCCAGAGTGGCTCAAGAAGAATATTGCTAAACCTTGTAGCAAGAATATTGTTAACAGTATCTTTGCCAAGATAATGGTCGATGCGATAAACCTGTTTTTCGCGTAAATGTTGCTCCACCACAGACTGTAGATGATCAGCAGATTTATAATCGTGTCCAAAGGGTTTTTCGATAACCACCCGCGAGAGCTCTGGGTCGTCGAGGAGTCCCGCTCCTTTGAGATTGATGATAGCATTTTCATATCTTTCTGGGGGTACTGATAAAAAATATGTAGAGTCGTCCGCTTCTGGAAGTTTACTAAGACTCTCTTGAGATCCTAAATCTGTAGGAATCCAGTCTAATCTATGTATAAAATCCTCTGGATACTCCCCTAGAGAGTATAGCCAGGTTTCTTTTGAGATCTCTCTGCGAGAAGTTCCAACAATTACAAGATTAGATGGTAGTAATTTTTTCTCATGTAGCTTAAAAAGCGAAGGAATTAGTTTCCTACGACATAAATCTCCTGTTGCACCAAAAATCACTATTTGGTGGGTGAGAATTTCAGTGGGCTGTGCCATTTCCATCGTAGTCTTCTGAGTCGTAGTAATCATTTTCACCCTTTCGTACCCCGAAATAGATGGTGGCACATACAAAAGGTAGTGCTGCCCAAAGTAAGACATCTGCAAAAATCATTGGTCTTTTAGTTCTTTAAGATATTCCACCCACCAATCGGGGTCTTTTTGAATCCTCCAATTAGGAACTGATTCTCCTTTGTCGGAGTAGTACCTAAAGAGGGCTTCATCTATAATCTGTCCTATCTCCATATTCTTCCTCATCCTCGTCAACATCTGCATACGCATCTGCCAAATAGGGTCCTCGTTTTCTTGAAGGTTCTTTTCTGACATAATCCTGCTCTGAGTTTACGGCTTCCACCCAAACCGCGAGTTTCATGACTATAAACAAAATAATCAATGGAAGAAAGCATGCAAGTAAAATTGCTGGGTTCATCTCACATCATGCCCTCCAAACATTGCTCTCATTCCATTCAGAACCTTGGCTGCGAAAGCACCAAGACGGCGCGACTCAAAACGTGCCCACAACGCACTGCTGATGACAGGAGCGGGTACGCCAAGATCCACAGCAGCGTGAACAGTCCAACGACCCTCACCAGAGTCTGATACTCCCCCATCGAACTTGCTAAGCTCTCTATCGCCCCGTAGTACATCAGCGGTAAGATCAAGCAACCAACTGCCGACCACACTACCACGACGCCATAACTCAGCCACTTCAGCAACGTCAATATCATACTGATAATCTCTCGGATTTTCCATCGGAGCAACCTCAGCATCGCCCTCCTTAACATAAGCTGACCCAGCATTAGCTTCATGCAGGATATTAAAGCCTTCGGCGTAGGCCTGCATGATTCCATATTCCACTCCATTATGAACCATTTTTACAAAGTGACCAGCTCCAGGTCCTCCGCAATGTAACCATCCGTACTCGGCGTTTGTAGCGCGACTCATAGGGTTAGTTCTGTGAGCGGCGCCAATTCCAGGAGCGAGCGCGCGGAAGATTGGAAAGCAAACGGATACTGCAGTACTTGCACCACCAACCATAAGACAATATCCGCGCTCAAAACCGTACACACCACCACTAGTACCACAGTCAATATACGAGATGCCAAGCTTAGCAAGCCATTCCGCTCTCCGTCGAGAGTCTTTAAAATTGGAATTGCCATGATCAATAATAATATCGCCCTCAGAACAACCTGACTGTAAAAGTTCATTAATAGTTTCCTCTACGTTTTCCGCTGGTACAACAAGTTGGAAAACACCAGGAGTTCTGCCTTGTCGCTGAGTTGCTTTGACTTGGTCAACCAACCCTTTAATTGTTGGAGTTACGCCAGACACGTATCCTTTCTCAAAAGCCTCTTCGGCCTTTACATAATTTCTTCGGTATCCCCAAACTTCGATACCTTCTTTCATCATCCGACGGGACATTCCCTCGCCCATACGACCAAGTCCAATCATTCCGACTTTCATTTAATTAACTCCATTGCTTTTTGTAGTTCACGAGCATGCTCCATCTCGTCGTTAAGTATTTCAAGTATTTTATCATCTGGGCCGTTAAATGCAAGGTATTTTGCATATGTAACAGCGGCATGGATTTCTATTTCATAAGACAAATGGTATGCAGACTTAGGAGCCACCCAGTAATAAACCACATTGATCCAATAATAGATAAGGACGAGGTGTTTGGCCACAAAGCGATCCACCCAATAAGCATTACCGCCCCTACTTTCCATATATTCCAAATGTGATGTTTCATTAATACTCTGTTCAAAATGTTGAATCATTAGATCAATATGCTCAGGTCCTCTAAGACCCATACTTTCTCTAAAATGTAATACACTCAAGAAAGCAAAGTAAGGTGCCCGAGCAATTTCTTCTAATACCCAAAACCTCTGATAGTCTCTACCTCGATAGAGGTAATCTAAAACGTCGACCGAAAATTTTAAAACTAAAGAATTAATTTTTTGTATCATTAGCAATCAATGTTCCTACTCCTAATGTAAACCATTTGAACAGAGAGGGGGACCTTTTATTACTGTTTTCTGACATACAAACCTCGGGGCGTAATAAAAAAGACCCTGATTTAGGGTCCCATATATTTGTCTTTAATCCTCGTATATCCGACATTCGTCAGTTTCAGGATTCATTTCACAATATAGCTCTAGAGCAGTAGGATCGTGATGGTCCTCTGGATGATTTTTGTGATAGTACTCAAGCTCTCGAAGTTCTTCTTCAATGTGCCTTCTCTGCTGAGGAGAGGTCGTTGGGTTTGAAAGAATTTCTTTGTCTTTAGCAATGTGAGCTTCAATGTTTTCCATAATTACTTAGATTGTTTATATTCATAGAAAGAGGCATATCCTCTAATTTGAACTAACTGATCGTAGGCGGCTTCTCCTTTTTCGATCTTTGTTCCTCCATCATAACACCAGGCATACCCATTGTCAACTATTTTCTTATTATAACATTCTTCACCTTTATAGAACCAACCTAACATCCGTCCATATTTGCCATCTTTTTCGGTTCTAACTTCTAGTTCTTTAGGATCACAATCAAACCACTCTTCTGCGTAGCTAGTTGCGTCTAATCCTAAAAGCTTCTCATCTTTGTCCCTAGTGCGTTTTTCTGGAGTATCGATCCCGGCAATACGAACTCTTTCTTTTTTAAAAAGTCCGAAGCCAAGGTCTAAAATAATATCTACAGTATCACCGTCTACTACCTTAACTACTTCTTTGATTCTGTATTCGTACATTGTGTTTTTTCTTTCTTTAATCGAGAAAGAAGTAACTTTGCGTACGTAACATCTTCGTTGGAGTAGTAATCAGGGTGTTTCTTTGCTATCTTTATTAGTTTCTTTGCCGCTGCTTTTGCGTGCTTTCGTTTCATTTTGTCGTAGTACCTCCACGTCTTCTATATATCTTATAAACTCATTGACTATATTGTTTACTTCTCTACCTCCTTGCGAGATCCATATATCACAAAACTCGTAGACTTCGCGTTTAAGCGTAAACATTTTGCCTAAGATCCCGAGGGATTTAGCCCTGAGATCCATGCGTTCTTTAGAGTATCTCCAGTCGTTAGTCATGGTGAATGCATATAGTATACAATGCAAGATGACGGGATCGAACCGCCGTCCGACTCGGTGTAAACGAGTAGCTCTACCGCTGAGCTAATCTTGCAAAAAAAAAAGGCTTACGCCTTAAGGAGTTCCTCTACTTTCTTTTGATCGTTGTCAAAGATTTCAAGTCCCTTGTCTGTGAGGATATGATCGTACATCTGCTCAAATACCTTAGGGGGCATAGTGGCAATCTCAGCACCATTGTACCAGGATCTAATCGCCCTTTGTACTGTGCGAATAGATGCTGCAAGAATTTTTGTGCTTCTACGGTGCATGCAGTATAGCTCGGAGATGCTTCTAACTACCTCAAGACCCGCAACTGACTGATCGTCGAGTCGGCCTACAAAAGGAGAGACATAAGTTGCCCCGGCTTTAGAAGCAAGAACCGCTTGAGCGGCACAAAAAATCAAAGTTACGTTAGTTTTAATTCCTTCTTCAGAGAGTACTTTACAGGCAAATAAACCTTCTTTTGTGCAAGGCAGCTTAATAGTAGCCACCTCGCCAAACTTTTTAAATAGCCTTTTGCCCTCTTCGATCATTTGCCAGCCAGAGCCAACAACTTCCATACTAATGTCTTTAACACCGATGTCTTTGATCTCCTGATAAACATCTTCAGGCTTACGCCCACTCTTCATAATAAGAGTTGGGTTTGTCGTAACGCCATCAATGAGACCAGTAGCAAAGTGATTACGAACGATTTCAGTATCGGCAGTATCTAAAAAGATTTTCATAATTAAGAAACGTGGACTGTGCCAATCATACCGGCACCTTTATGAGGAGCGCACCAAAAAGTAAAGTCTCCGGCTTCAGGAAAAGTTACATCGAAAGATTCTCCGCCTGCAAAAGCAAGGTCTTCATGAGACCACTCAGGGTGGTTTTCGATAATAACATTGTGAGGAGGAAGCATACCATTTACAAAAGTAACCGTATCTCCCGCAGAAATATTTATTTCAGATGGCTCAAAAACTAAATTGCCATTTGCTCCCATTGTGACTTCAACAGCCATGGCAGGAAGAGCAAAAAATAAGGAGGCAAAAATAGCGAGTAGAAATTTCATCTTTTAGTTAGTGGGTGAAAAAGTTCTACTATACCTTCACTGGAAAGAATACACTTGTAGGTGTAATATGAGGACTTCCAAACTTTTGGACTCTCCGTCGAGAATCCAAAGCGGGATATCGGACTCGAACCGACGACATTCAGCTTGGAAGGCTGACGTTCTACCACTGAACTAATCCCGCAGAACTCAAGAATTATACCATGTGCTTGAGTTTTTTAACATAGTCATAGGCATAAAGCTCGCGGTTACCTTTAATACCCCACCCCAACCAATAGTATGCTGGGACCATATACTGTGAAACTGTTTTACCACGACCTTCAAACTCAGGAAGGTAGCGTTGGAACACAGATTCGTTAATCATGTAGCGAGTCTGGCCTTCCAGACTGCTAGGATCACAATTAAACTTCTCACAGAACTTACCAAGGTTATTA